CAATTGAAGAATCAATCTATAATGATACAGAAATTAATTCGTTAGTAAATAGCATTGAATTAACAAACATAGATATAGTTGACTTAGGTGAAGCATCACCATTCGCTACCGTTAGGGTAACGTTTGGTGTGACCTACTGTTATACTGTATAAATAGACTAAATTAGGAGATAAAATTTATGTCATGCACAGCAGGAAAGAACGGAGTAATTAAAGCGGGTGGTTCAGCCATCGCTCAATTAACTTCATATTCAATATCAGAAACAGCGGACACAGTTGAGTGCACTCACTTTGGCTCATTGAGTTATCGCGAACATGCAACAACATTCAAATCATTTGATGGATCGGCTGATTTGATCTGGAATCGTCAAGATGGTGATATCGTAGTTGGTAACACCTATACACTAGAAGTATTCCCAGAAGGCGATAGCACAGCAACAGATTGGAAGATCAGTGGCGATGTTATCATTACTTCATTCGCACTTACAGGCGCTACGGAAGATAATGTTTCGGCATCTATCGCATTCCAAGGCACAGGTGTTCTAACACGTGGTATAGAGGCGTAAAGTAACCTATGCCCAATCAAAGCAAAAACACAATGAAAGATTTGCGTGCCGAGATTGGGCATGATTTCACACAATATATTAATGACTTCTATAAGTCATTAGTATCATTAACCCCAGTTGATACTGGTCGCGCAAAACGCGGTTGGGTCAAACGATATAACAACCAGTTAGGTGAGAAGTCTTCTTACATCTTATTCACTAACCAAGTCCCTTATTCGGCAGTGTTAGACAACGGACATAGTAGACAAGCACCTAAAGGTATGTTTAACCCCACATTAAAGAAAACAAGGAAAGCAAGATGAGCGTATTACAAAAAGCAACAACACACTTCAAAGAAGCATTATCAAACGAAATGAAGACAGTAGTAGTTCCTGAATGGGAATCTACATTATACTTCAAGTCAGTATCTACCTTTGCAGAAGAGCAAAAAGTTATTCAATTGAATAATGAAGGTAAGATAGTAGAAGCGTTGGTTGAATCATTAATCAGTAAAGCACGCGATGCCGATGGTAAGCGAGTATTTAAGGGTGCAGATAAGACAACAATCATGAATGAAGTTGATCCAGCAGTGATTATGAGAATAGTTACCGAAATGAATTCATCAGAAATAGATGATGAAGAATTGGGAAACTAATCAAAGACAAAGAGATATTCTTTATCTATCAAATTGCTGCCGAAATGCACACAAGTGTTGAATGGGTTATAAACAACGTTAGTTCGCTAGAACTACGAGGATGGGGCTTTTATTATAAAGAAAAAGCCCGTATTACAAAAGGAACACATTAAATGGCAGATTATGATATCGTTATTAATGCAAAAGATAACACGAAAGGACCTTTGTCAAAAGTTGGTGGTCAACTAGACGGACTATCCAAAAAAGCAGGTGGATTAAAAACAGCATTAGGAGTCGCAGGCGCGGCTCTTGCTGCCTTTGGAGTTGTGTCTAAAATAGGTGACACTATTAACCAGTTTGACGAACTTGCAAAACGTGCAAGAACAGTTGGTGCTGCAACCAAAGAATCATTTAAGGGCTTTCAAGTAGCAAGTCAACTACTAGCAGAAGGTGGACTATCTGCTGGTGAAGCAGACAGAGCATTTGGAAACCTTCAAGCCCGACTCACAAAAGGTGTGAATGGTGGCAAAGCCTATGAGAAAGTCATGAAAAAACTAGGTGGAAGTATCCTAGACATGAATGGTAAACTAAAGTCTACACCAGAATTATTTGAAACAGTAGGACAAGCAGTTCAAGATGGAACAATTGATCTTGAAGATGCGCAGAAAATATTGGGCGAACGAGTAGGACCCAAGATAGTTGGTGTGTTCAATGCAATGAAAGATAGTGGTATGTCTGCTGCGGAAGCATTAGCAGACGTTGCAGCAAACACTAATATAGTAGATATAGAGGCTGCCCAAAACGCAGAGAAGTTCAACGACACTATATCTAGAATGGGCGATCAACTTGGTCAGTTAATGACTGATGCAATAACCCCATTACTACCAATGCTAACAGAACTAGCAGATGATATACTCGCTGCAATGCCCGCAATTATAGATGGTGTTAGAACAGCATTCAAGAATATGCAACCAGCATTAAATGCGATTGGAACATTATTTTCAGAAGTTATTGTCCCAGTGCTTGGATTAGCATGGGATGCATTTGTTGCTCTATCAAGTATAATTGCACCAATTGCCGAAGTTGTATTCCCAGCATTGGGTGCAGCAATTAAAGCAGTAATTGGTTTTATAAAAGATATGATAGATGGTCTTAAAAGTGCATGGACTGCAATATCAACCTTTGGTGGCATATTTGGCGAAACTACTGATCTAGTAATAGCAGAAGCAGACAACATGGAATCAGAAGTAGTCACATCATTCAAAAACACCACTGATAAAGCAGTAGCAGAAGCAGAAAATATGAAGAAGCAGGTGCTTAAAACATATAAAGATATGAGCACTGGCATGACATATCACGCAGACGGCGGAATTTCTGGCTATACTGCGGACAAAATAAAAGCGATGAACGAAACTCCCTTTGATGGGCGTATGAACATTGGAGTTGGTTCAGAAGGTTCGCTTGAAGACGGTATTAAAAGAGCACAGAAAATCCAGAACGCAGTTGACTCCCTCGCTGCTGATGATGGATTTGTAGGACCGAGAGATGGTGGTCTTGGCAACATAAGAATGATGCTAATAGCAGAAGAAGCAGCAGCACAAAAGGCACTTTACAATGCCAAAGTAAACGAAACACATAAATGGCACGCAAAAAGTAGTGCTGTTCAAAAGGCTGTTAAAGCAGAGTCAATTGAAGCAGCAGCAGTTCAACTAGAAACTGAAAAAGCACTATCTCTTGCCAAGATCAACGAAACACATAAATGGCACGCATATAGTAGTGCTGTTCAGAAGCAGGTGCAATCTGAGGCTGCTGTTACCGCAGCAGCATTAGTAGAAACTGAAAAAGCACAATACAAAGCCCGTGTTGACGAAACACACCAGTGGTTAGCATATAGTAATGCTGTTCAACAGCAAGTGAGAGACGAAGCAGCAAAAACCACATACACTGTTGAAGATTACTGGAAAGATATGTCAAAAAGTATGATTGATAGTGTGACAAAGGGTATAATGGCTGGTAAAGGATTGTTTCGTTCATTCGGTGATTACTTAGATAGTTGGGTAGATCAATTGATATCTAACCTGATTAATCAGATGCTTGTTGCACCATTGGTCAATGGTCTAGGTAGCATGTTAGGTTCAGCATTTGGAGGAAATCCTCTAGGTGACTTTGTTATGAGTGTGTTACCTAAGTTCGCAAACGGTGGATACCTTGGAAGTGGTAAAGTCGGTATTGCTGGTGAAGCAGGCGCAGAGTTGATTACAGGACCAGCAAACGTTACACCATTGAATGGTGAGATGAATTCTGGTGGTGGTCAAAATGTAACGATAAATATCAATGCAATAGACACACAAACGGGAACTCAGTTCCTAATAGATCATAAGCGCGAAGTTGAAGGTATTATTCATAATGCTTACTCAAGACGCGGAAAGCAAGGAATATATAATTAAATGAAAGCAATCTTTACATACCCAAACAACGCAGCCACCTCATACATAGACCCATTGTATGTAGGTGATGCTAATGATGGATTCCAAAAAAGAATACAAGACCTGAAAGATGGCAACTATAAGTCGTGGTCTGGAACTGCGCCAGTTGATACAGTAAGTGACTTAATGAGTAACATCTCAAAGTTTAACGACTATTATATGGATAGAGGAGAGTATCAGCATGTATCAATACATGATATGTATCTCTATCCATTATTGACTGGCACTATTACTACACAGCAACACAACGACATCACTGCAACAATTACAGCAAGTGACATAAATGGTCATTTCACATCAGTAGGTCATGGACTAACACAAGGCGATGTTATCGCTGCTAGTTTGTTTAATGGTGATTATTCTGTGTTAAATGGCAACAATTATTATGTGCAATACACTAATGTAGACACATTTAGATTATCTGTTGATGCTGGTATGACAGAAATAGTATCGTTGTATGAATTGAAAGAGGCTAATGTTGCTTATTCAAATGAATATGTGTTAGGAACTACGACACCACATAATATGTCCGATGGTATGCCAGTAACACTGAGTGGTCTTAATGGATCATGGTCTGTGTTTAATGGATTAGAAGTTTATGCTAAAGTAGATTCTTCCCAGGCACTAATGTTCACAACCGATGCGGCAGGAACAATACTATATAAGGTTCATGAATTAGCAAATGCAGATGTTACAAGTTCTACGGACTTTGTTCTGAATACTGCATTGCCACATCAGATGACAACTGGTTTACAAGTTGACATATCTGCTCTTAGTGGAACTTGGTCTGGTTTTAATGGAACACAGGCATACGCATACAATAATGGTAGTAACAGTCTTATGTTAACCCAGGATGCGGCAGGAAATAACAGCATTGGCATTCATAATCTAGGAAATGCAGATATTACAAGTTCAGTGCTTGGTCAACCAATGTCGTTTAATGCATCAAACGATCTTGTTGATGGTATGCACGTTGATATATCTGGATTTGACGGTAGTATGGAAGATTACAATAGCACTTCTGGGTATGTTAGAAATAGGACTGCATCAGACTTCAATCTTAGTGTTACACCAACTGGTAATCTTATCGGTTATGATAGCAACTATACGGCTGTCACTTATAATCCTAATATAATAATTATTCCAGAACAAAGGTCTGGTGCTCTTAAATTTAATATACAAAATGCGACAGAAGCAAGTCAAGCAAATTTAAACACAATAGATTTTGGTAGTCCCACCTACGGACTTGGCGGATCCGCACTAAGTAATCTTGGTGCTATGAATATTGTAAACACAAATGTATTCAAAGAGTATGAGTTATTAAGAGATGGAGTAAATACATTAACACTAGATGATATCTTGAATGACGCTGATTGCGATGATTGCACTTTTACTATTAATAAAGGTGGAACTACTGTTAATATGACTGGCTGGACTCAACCTTATTATTATGATGGTAATGTCCCTATTACCAGAAACAGACCACAGGTATTTGAAGATAATCCAGTATATGTAACAACAACAGAGGGAGGAATGGTTTCCCAAGAAATATTATGGATTGAAGAAGTAACTACTAACCCGCCTTCGCACCCACAGCAATACGTAAACTCAAAAATATACAGTGGCACTTACAAACTATATACAGATAAAGCAAAAACACAATTAGCGTCTGATTGGTCTGGGTATGCCATGAGTCAAACTGGACACTTTGATTTACAGGATATGTCTCCTTATTGGTTAAGGACTTCTATACTTGATGATAGCGGTATGTATGATTTGACTCAAGATACAGGTAGAGCAGGATTATTTACTTCTGCAAAACTTATTGAAACTAATAAGACATGGACTCAAGCACAAAATAATTATCTTGCTGATCAGCCACCCGTTTGGACAAATACACCGTTTAGTAAAAATATCAGTGGTCCTCTTACTAATGGGTCCAATGGACCTATAGTATTATATAATGGTGAATATTTATATAAGTTTACTAATACTGGATCTGGATTTAACGACTGGATAGATACATCAGTATATACATTTGATATAACTAGAATCACAGCAGCAGCAGATCAATATGGAACAATATCACCTAACAGTTCAGATTCAAATGAAGTAATATGGTATGCAGACGATACAGGTGATTGTCACACAATGGTTCAGGCTATATTAGCAACAACTCCTAATCCAACTGGTGAACAGCAATTAATGGCTCCTATATATTGTGGAATACTAGCAAACAAGCAAGTATATATACAGATTCAGAGTTATGACGCAGTTGCTGGCAGATATTACCTTACTCCATATTCCAATAATGAACTTAAAAACTCTGTTGAATGGGAAGTTGGTGGTGTTATTCAAAATACTAGGACAATCCAAACAAATGGACAATTGCACACATCACAGTATAACATTGATATACCAGCAGAAGACATAACCAACTTCGTGTTTGCGGTCCCATCATTGGATGGAACAACTAAAGTTATAATTGTTCCAGAAGATTATAGAGTCACGTATGACGCTCATTTCAAAATTGAAGCACCAAATGTAAATGAAAACAAAGTTCAATTTACTAATGAATACAATGTTAATGGTGTTCCAACTACCAATAATCTGATATTACCAGTAGCCACAGGAACTATACCAGTTTATGAGCCAACTGGTGACAATCCGTTATGGGGAAATTTAAAGACTGGTATGCGTGTAATTTATAACACAAAAACATACGTGGTTATGCAGTTAACATCGGATATTACTGATTTACAGTATGTTGACATCAATAACGAAAAACAGATTACTAGCACTGGTTGGCAAGAGCAATTCTATTTATTTGACATTGCAGATGATAGAACATCGGACTTCTTAATTGATTTAAACCAAAAAGAAACAGTATCATACGCAGATAATGTAAACGGATCTCAGTATATATTAAACTCAGCAACAAGTGAGTTGATGATAGAAGATTGGAGTGAACACACCACACTACATACTCCAGCATGGATTACACGAAATGTGGCAATAACTCGCGATGCTGTATCGTCAATG